AATTAAAGGTATTTCCCAACTTCTTCCTTTTCTTCTATTATCATCATATTCTATAAATACTTTGCAAGAATCTTTTCCAACATTTACTCCATATAACATTACATAATCTGGAGAATTTCTTAAATCTACAGGATCAACCTGTATTAATGAATTTGAATGTTGTCTTGGTTTATATATATTACCAATTGTTTTTTTATGAACTAAAGTAAATCCATATTCTAAATTAATATGTTCTCTTAAATATGTTTGTAACATATCCCAAGATCTAGAGAATGGAAATTCTCTATTATAAATAGTAGATGATAAAATATCTGCACCTAATTTTTCTCGGTCTATTTCAAAACCTTTAGGCATTTCTACTTGACCAAAATGTAAGTCTATTTGAGATAATATTTTCTTATGCATAACACCGTATGCAATAGATATATATTGTTTAGTTAAAAGTCAACAATTAAGAGATAGTCTTTAAATCCCAAGATTGTCCAGCTTCATTCCACTGATAATAAGACTTTGCTGTCTTTTGTTCTTCAGTTAATGCTGGTGCATCACCAATTGGTGATTTCCAAGATGCAGTTGCTACATCTTTTACCCATGAATTAAATGGTTTTTTTGGCCAAAAGATTTGATCATCTTCATCCCAAGTATAGCCTATACCTGCGTAATTCCCTCTAAATGGTGTTCCACCACTTTTATGTTGTCCACCTGCTGTATTGTAAGATGTTTGAATCCACATTTGAGCTGGCCAGTTATTATGTAATTCTAAATACTGTTGACCAACTGTTTCGTCTTCAACTCCAGAAGCATTAAGCATGTCACTGTTATTCAGTGTTAATACCGCTATAACTTTTCCGTTAGCTCCTAATTTTGCAAAATGTGCCATGATTGTCTCCTATTATAATTTAGTTTTTGTTAATTGTAAATCCATAGTTTTTATTGGAATTTGTATCTTATTACTACTATGCCTGAACCGCCAGCTGCAGCTGTTCCATTATCATTTTCTCCACCACCACCAGCTCCACCACCTGTATTAGCAGTTCCAGCAGTTCCAATTGTAGGAGGTCCTGATGGGCCATTATTTCCTGCTGGACCTCCACCTCCAGCTCCACCAGTAGTTCTACATGTAGGTGAACTACTAAATGCACCACCTCCACCACCTGCAAAATATCTACCAGGAGCGGGTCCTGGTGTACCATAAGAAGGACTTGTTGGTCCAAAGAATGTTGTAGCTATTGGTGAACCATTTCCACCTACTCCTTTAACACTTAAGAAAACTCCATTAGTTCCAGCAGCAGAAGCACCACCTCCACCTCCACCAGCTATATTTGTTTGACCCCCTGTTCCATTACCATTGCCTCCATTATTTCCTTGTGAAGGACTTGTTGGAGGTGTATTTCCTGACCCACCAGGTGTACTACCATTACCACCGCCCCCACCTGAACCACCAGAACCTCCTGTGTTTCTAGATCCTCCTCCACCACCACCAGTACTTGTAATAGTTGAAAAAATTGAAGGATTACCAGAATTACCCAGAGAACCAGGAGCATTACCAGGACCAGGTACTCCAGCTCCTCCTGCTCCAACTGTAATTGGATAAGCTTGTGCTGTTACTGGTAAACCTGCTGTTGCTGGACTTGGAAAATTTTGTCTAAAACCACCAGCACCACCTCCACCAGAATAATAAGTACCAGCACCCCCTCCACCTGCTACTACTAAATAATCTACTGAGTTTGATCCTCCTGGACCTCCCGCACATGTTACTGTAAAAGTTCCTGGACCTGTAAATATGTGAGTTTTAAAATCACCACAAGTTACAATTGTTCCACCAGTTGCTACTACGAATGGAGGAATTCCAGTTATATCTAAAGTTGCATCTCCAACATCTTTCCAACCTCGTGTTGCATCTATATAAACTAAAGTGATAGATGCTCCATTTGTTGAAATTATAGCATTCTCATTTGTACCGTTAATTTTATCTGTTCCATTTGGATCTATAGTTATATTATTTGTTGCTGCAGTATTTGCATAATCTGAAATAGCAACAATGTCTCCAGCCACTCCTGCTGGTAAGCTTACTGTAAGTGTTGTTGTAGTTGTATCTACGAAATAACCATTTCCTGATACTGCTGTAAAATTTGCAGTCTTTGGAGTCGTATCCCAGTTTACAGAACCAGATCTACCAAATCCTGTTTGAGTTGCTCCTGAAGCAATTGCAATTGTTGATCCACTAAACCCTAATGTAATAGTTGTAGCATTAGTTTGTGTAATTATTGAACTTGTATTTAAATTTTTAATTGCATCTGTATTAAAATTAGCACCTGAAGTTACGATAATAGTATCTCCACTGTCGCCCAATGTTAATTGAGTACATGTTTGTTTAGGACTAATTTTATTTACTTTAATTTCACTCATAATTTATCTATTGGAATTTGTATCTTATTACTACTATGCCTGATCCGCCAGCTCCACTTGTTAAAGGAGCAACAGCATCATTTGAAGCAGTTGCACCGCCTCCACCTCCTGTATTTGTTGAACCAGCAACTCCATTTTTAAGTGGAGCAGGTCCTCCAAAAGCACCTCCAGCACCACCTCCACCAGTTCCACCTGTTCCACCTCCAGTTTCACCACTATTACCACCACCGCCTCCTCCACCAGCATAAGATGTAGGACTTGTTGAAATTGAAGTTGTTGCTCCAGCTCCACCTGGTCCAGCAGGACCACCAGGATTTCCATTTGATCCTGCAACAGTTGCTCCGCCACCACCTCCAGAAACAGCAGTTGAAGTTCCAGGATTAAATACACTACCACCAGGATTTCCTTGAGGCGGACTTGTAGGAGGTGTATTTCCTGTTCCTGCTACACCACTGTCAGCTGCACCTCCACCTGATCCTCCATTACCTCCAGAACCACGACCACCAGCTCCACCACCTGCTGATGTTATTGTTGAAAAAATTGAAGGATTACCAACATTACCTATTCCACAAGTTGTTTTTGAAGCTCCTCCACCACCTACTGTAATTGGATAACCTTGTACTGAAACTGGTAATGACGTTGAAGAAGCTAATGGAGAAGCTGTCCAAGGTGCTCCTGTTGCTTTTGATTCTCTAAAACCTCCACCTCCTCCTCCACCTGCGTTACCATTAAGTCCACATGCTGCATTTCCACCTGATCCACCTCCTGCTACTACTAAATAATCGACTGCTGAGGAACCAGCTGGATTACCTGCACATGAAACTGTAAAAGTTCCTGGTCCTGTAAAAGAATGAATTTTGTAACTTCCACAAGTTGTAATTGTTCCGCCTGTTGCTGCTACGTATTTTGGAGTAATAAGTTCACTTAGTGTTCCAGTATCAATTACTCTCCATCCCTCTGTAGCATCTACATAAATTAAAGTTGCTGTAGTATTATTTGTATTTAATATTAAATCTGCAGCAGTTCCATTTATGTTAGATGAATTTCTGCCAACAGTTAAATTATTTGTAGCCCAAGTTCCTGTATAATCTGAAAAAGCAACTATATCTCCTGCCGAAGGAGATAATGGTAAAGTAGCTGTAAATGCAGTACTAGTTGTATCACAAAAATATCCTACACCATTAACAGCTGTAAACCCTGTTGTTTTTTTAGTTGTGTCCCAATTAACTGCACCATTGTATGTAGCACCAAAACCACTGGATGTTGCACCAGCTGCTAAAGTAACAGTATCACCAGAAGTACCAATAGTTAATGTTGTACTATTAGTTTGAGTAATAATATTATCTGCGTTTGCGTTTTGTATTGTATCTACTTTTAATATTCCTGCCATAATTTATCTATTGAAATTTGTATCTTATTACTACTATTCCACTTCCACCATTACCACCAGATCCATCTCCATTTGGAACACCTGATGCAGGACCTTCTCCTCCACCTCCACCTCCGCCCCCTGTATTAGCTGTTCCTGCAGAACCAAATTGAACATTCGGTGCTGAAGGAGCAGGACTTAAAGATCCAGATCCACCACCACCTAAACCACCCTGTGCATAAGCAGTTGGTTGTAATGTATTTGTAGCACATATAAAACTTCCACCACCCCCTCCACCTGAAAAATAATAAAAACCTCCAGAAGATTGTCCTGAAGTTCCAAATGCATTTGGAAAACCACCACCTACCCCACCATTTCCACCATATCCTGAAGAAGGAGTAGGAGCGGGGGAAGAATTATTTCCAGCAGCTAATGCACCTCCACCACCACCACCAGCTAAATTTGTAGAATCAGTTCCACCATTGCTTCCTTGAGGAGGACTTACTGGAGGTGTGTTACCAGTTCCCGCTGTATTAGGTGCCCCTCTAGAAGCTCCGCCACCTGAACCACCTGGATTACCAGATCTACCAATAGGTGTATTTCCACTACCACCTTTACCACCACCTGTTGATGTTATTGTTGAAAAAACAGAAGGATTACCATTACTTGCTGTAACTCCTGGAAAACCACTACCAGCAGGTCCACCACTTCCAACTGTAATTGGATAAGCTGTAGCTGTAACTGGTAATCCAGCAACACCACATGTTCTTGGTGAGCTTGGTCCCGCATTTGTATAAGTTGTTGCTGAAGCTCTCATTCCTCCCGCACCTCCACCAGCACCAGCTCCACATCCAGGTCCACCACCACCTGCACCTGCTACTACTAAATAATCTACCGAATTAGATCCTGTTGCATTACCAGCATTTGTTACTGTAAAAGTACCTGGTCCTGTAAATGTATGAATTTTGTAATCTCCGCAAGTGGTTATTGTTCCACCTGTTGCTGTTACGAATGGATTTATTACATCTGATACATTAGAAGTATCAACAGATCTCCATCCAGCTGTTGCATCGACATACACAAAACTTATTGCTGCGTAATTTTTAGAAATAAGTAAATCCGCTGCATCACCATTAATATTAGAAGAATTTCTTCCAACTGTAATTGCATTTGTTCCTGCTGTTCCATCATAATCTGCTATAGAAACTATATCTCCTGCAGCTGGAGTTGTTGGAAGTGTTATTGTTAATGTTGTTGTAGTTGTATCTAAAAAATAACCATTTCCTGAAACTGCTGTAAAGTTTGCAGTCTTTTTTGTTGTATCCCAATTAACTGATCCTGATCTTCCAAAACCTGATTGAGAAGCACCCACAGCTAATGTAACTGTGTCTCCAGAAGCACCTAATGTTAAAGTGGTTCCTGATTGTGGTTCAATTGCATTTACTTCTATTTTAGACATATTATATTACTACCAAAGTTCCTGTTACAGTTAAAGTACTTGTTAAAGTTACTGGACCTGCAAGCACTCCTGATTGAATTGTTTGTACTTCAGTAATTGATGTAGCATGTGTATTTACAAATGTTTGTGCTACCATTACAGGAGAGGGTGCCCACACTGCGGGTAAGGCACAAAATATATCTTTTATTCCTGATGAAAAATTTACTAAACTGCTTGTGTTTGAACTAGAGATAACTGAATCTCTTGTAAAGGTTGTAGCGTTCGTTACTGTTCCAATACCTACTTCCCACTGATTGCCTAAAGCAATCGTATAGTAAGTTGAGTTACCTGCTCCGATGCCAGAAGAAAAACTTTGAAAACCTAAAGCAGCACCACTTAATGTAACTGTGCCTGTGCCTAAGGTTGAAGTAGTTTCTTTGACTCTATCGTTAATAACGAACGCCATGAAACTACCTTTAAGCTATTCTTAATATTGCATTACCTGCTGTAAACGCTGGAAACAAAATTGTAAATGTTCCAGATGTTGCTGTTTTATCTCCACCAAAACTTAAAACACAAACTGCTTTATTACCAGCTGATGTATTATAAATTAATGCACCATCTGCTGTTAATGTTACACCTGTAAATGATAAATCAGAAAAAGTAATGATCGCTGTACTTGTGGCTAATGATACTTGTTGTCCAGCTAATACTCCGCCACCTGATGTATATTGTCCACCTGTAGCTGATTCATTTGTTGATGTATATATTGTTGTGTTTTGATCTAAAACTGCGTTTGATTGGAAAAGTGCAAGTTTAAATACTTGTCCAGAACCTGAATCGAAATCATGTACTGCACCTAAAAGTTCTGCTTTAAATGAATTACATACTGCTTGTGTTATTGCCATATATTGTACTCCTTATAGTTGTTATGGGGATGGTGATGGTACTTTGATTCGTAACACTCCATCCTGAAATTCGTCTCTGCGTCTTCTACCTGTTTGTTCCAACGCAAATCCTTGTAATGCTTCATTATACTTCTCTTGATACAATTTGTACATATCCATCGGACCTTTAAGATATGCAAAAGCTTCAACTAAACACGCATATAATAATAGTTCTGGTGCATTAATACTGATATAAGTTTCAGTATTCGTGGCACTTAGACCATCTGGTGTGTAGACATAATCTAAAGTTACGACATAAGTTGAATCTGGTGTAGGGGCTACTTCAATAGCATTTTCTCTAAAAGTTGCATAATATTTTGGAAATCCTGTTAAACCCGATGCATTATATTCAGTTATAAATGTATCATCTCTAGGTTCTAATGCTACTTGAACAGAAGAACTATTTGTAACAACCACGGAACGAACTATTAAAGCAACTCTTGTAGTAGTTGAGCCAGAAGATTGGTTTGTATTAGGTAAAGTTAAATATTTATTACCAGCTGTAAATGATGAAGTTGCATATTCTCTAGAATAATCTGCATCTGTGTTTCTAAATATTTTAAATTCAGAATCTCTAATAAAACCATTTAAAATAGTAGAAGTTAAAACTTCTGAACCTACTTCTGTGTAATCTCTAATTTTTTGTACTAGTTCTGCGTATGTCATGTTATAATAATTGTTACATTTCCAACAGCACTGTAAGCTGATCTGTTTGCATTAATAATATCTCCACTTATTCCAGGTTGCATTCCTACAGATAAAAATTGTCCTGGCCAAAAATATAAATCTAACTCTACTAAACATCCTCCACCAGGAACAGTATCTGATCTAGCATTTTTAAGTCCTTGTGGATCTGCTTTATGATGTCTTGGATCTAATTGAGGTTGTTTTGGTTCGTATTCACTAAAATGTACAAAAGAACCATTCCATTCTCTCTTCATTTCCACGTATGGAAATTGCATTCCTGATCTGTCAGAAATTGATAATGATCTTTTACCTCTTGCAAATGCCATTAAATTCCATCTCCAAAGTAAGAATAAGGTGAAATATAAGAGCTTGTTCTTTGATTCC